GTATACAATGCAAGTTTAAAAGTATCGCCCCCGGCACCACTAGTGCGGAAGTCGTGAGCACCTTGTAAAAGTTCTGCCTTAAAGCTGGTGCACATAGCCTGTGTAATAGCCATTGTGTATTCTCCTAAGTATCCAAAATAGCCACAAGTTCTGGATGCCCAGCTTTTGTGATCTTGTTCTTCAAAGTTACCTTATTAGACCGTACTGCTTCGTGCATATAATACACTAAAACCTGACGAATATCATCTTTAAACGACTCCGCTTGGTCTCTTATAGCTGGGTGAGTGTTAGAACCTACGTGGATAATCTTGTCCAACGCTCGCTCGGCTATCTCTTCCGGCGTAAAGCCACGGCCACTCGAAGTGGCTACTGTGACCGATCCGCCTAATACTGTTCCTACTTGGTCTATCATTTATTACCCCACCGGATATCTAACTTGAGGGGTGCGATACATATCTTGGCGGTTCTTGCCATCCCCTAGCTGCTTGAGCATACCAAGCGCTTCATCATACCGCTGCTTATACACCGTGATTACATCCGGCTCGCTCTTCATATAAGTAGCAGCCTCTAGCAGCGAACCATAAAGCAGCACGCTATCGAAGTTATCTCCGAGCCACGTGGTATTGGCATCCACAATCGATGCCGGGTAGTAGAAGTAGTGGAGTTCGACATCATAGTCGTCGTCCGGCGTCGGGCCGAGGATAAAAGAATCTTTATCAAAATACGCGTAGTGCGTCGGCTTGCCCGTAGCAGATGGGTTCGGGAACGCTTCCCGGATAAAGTTCACGTCTTTATCTAGCAAATACTCATAGCGTCCGTCGCTATCGATGACTGCAATAGAGAAGGTAGCAAGCCAATCTGTGGGGGCGGATAAGTACTTATTTCCGGAAGTACACGAACCAGTCACGTTTTTACGCAGGTCAAGTAGCTGCACAGAGTTAAACACGCGCTCTTCCGCCTGACGGATAAACGTGTTTAGCTGCTCTGTTGACGTAAGGCCACCAGAACCTGCGGTATCCGGAAAGTCGTTTTCCGCATACGCCTTAATGGTAGAGACTAGTTCGGTATAGTTCATCCGTTAGCCCATTTTCTTGCTAGCGCCACAACCCTTTGTCGCCGCACCGCAACCGCGAATACGTACTGTTTGAGTATTAGGCACTTTATTTGGGTACCCGTCTACTTTTGGAACGGGTGTCATTTTCATGGTCGAGTGGTTTTTAACGCGCATATCCTTACTCCGTAGTTACGGTTACTGTTCCTAGTCCACCCTGTGCTTCTAACACATCTTCGAGTCCGGACAAACCCAAAGGGTTATTTAGCCCTACAGGACTCCAGCCCCACTGAATGTCCCGGCTCTGTTGGTAGCTGTTGTCGGGACGTGGGTTGCGTAGTGCTTGGGGGTCTTCAACACGATACATACCTAGTTGAAGTTGGGGTTGATCTTCTTCCCAGCAAGTTGGGCATACGAGGAGGTTGACCTCTTTGGTCTTAATGACAATGCTTTTTAATTCTTTGAGTTTGTACTGAAACCCGCATCTATCACATTCCGCGATAGCCTTTTTGCCGAGTGCGTAGTTACTAGACATGACACCCCCTAGAGATACATCTGCCGAGGCGCTATTCTCAGTGTAGCCTTTTCGCGGTCTTCATCGGCAGCCTGCTGGAACAACTCTTCGTATTCCATCTTAAGCATTTGAGTGCGTTCTAGCGCGCCGGGTACCTTACGGGACAAGTGGTATGCAAGCCCCGCCACCATGCAGGGGAGAAAGCGAAACGGGATATCTTGCGTGTCAACACCGTCGCCTGCATCTTGGATACGGCGCAGTCTCCAATAAACAAACGTATAAGTGGTAGCGCCATCGGGGGCAGGCCACACATTGATCTGCGGGTTAGCTACGCCGCCCGGTTCGGTTGCGCCTGACTGCCGGTTAATCCAGACTTGGATGGGGCGACCCTGAGCGTTTTTGTTCGGGATCGTCGAGTAGGTATCCACGCTGATACGGTTGATATTGATGTCAGACTGGTTTGTGCCTGTGCCGGTGCGGATTACGTGGTCGAGAAGGTCAATAGTATCTACCGGAAGGTCGTAAGCAATCTGCCCCTGTACCAGCGGTATGCTGCCTTGCTCGATGGTCCATAGGTTAATCCCACGGTTAGCCCACTCGATGGTGAGTAGGTTTAGGCTACGACGCGCCGTACGTAGATCATATCCCGTACGTAGCTCAGCACCACAGCGCTCGAAAGCCTCTTCGACTAACGAGTTAAGATCAAGGTTAAACGCTGAAGTGCCTGTTGTTGTCATTACCGTCTCCTAGGGACAATAGCGCCCAAACCCCTATGTACCTGACCGCCGCGACGCATTGGTTGGGGCGCTTGGACGCGGTTTCTTAGCCAGTCCGGCACATTCGACATGCTATTTAGGCTGCTTTGCAGCATTTCTTCTCTGTTGATGCTGGGCGCGCGCCTTTGTTGCGTCATGCCCCTTTGTTCCGGCATGCCACTTTGTTGCGCCATTCTCAGGCTGCTTTGTTGCTGCATAGGAGAATATTGCGGCACATTGGGGTTGGCGGGGTTTGGCGCGCCACCTTGCATTGGAAGTGGCCCGGGGGAACTGGGTGCGCCGCCCTTGCCGCCCGGTGCAGGAGGTTGTGAAGCTTGTGAGGGTTGGCCCGGAGCGCCGCCCTTGCCGCCCGGTGCAGGAGGTCGTCCGGCAGTCATGGGACTGGGCTGCTGCATAGGGGTGGGCTGCTGCATAGGGGTGGGCTGCTGCATAGGGGTGGACTGCGTTAGACCGTAGGGTGTTGTATTAGGGGTTGGTTGGCCACCCATCGGGGTCATAGGTTGTTGTGCACTCATTTCTTTTTCCTTCGAGCCGCTTGTACTCTTCTAGGTTTACCCGCCGGTTGGCCTAGACGTTTCTTTTGTGCGATACGCTTGCGCTTCTCCGACGTAGTCATCTCAGATGACGTTTTAGGTGTCTTGCTGGACACCCGTTTTGTCGGTCTGCAATACGGCGTACCGCGTTTTTCACCCTTCTTACGTCCGCAAGCTTTGCCTGTACGTACGTCTTTCCAGTCTTCCTTAAACCAGCGCTTAAGAGCGGCACCTTTTGCTGTCTTACGAACGGCCACTCTTAGTACCCCAATTCTTAGCGCCTTTCTTACGACACTTAGCGATAGCGCCCGAGGCATAGGCGGATGGGAAGACCTTGTACCGAGATTTGACCTTTTTGTAGCAGGCATCCTTAACGGAGCCACCCTTGGCCATACCCTTCCTAATCTTACCCATGCCACGGCACTTCATCATATTACTTCTTCCTAAGCTTCGCCAGCGTCTGGGCAAAGCGCGCACGCTGGCCCATCTTGCCGGGAGCCTTAGCGGCCTTGGCCAACTTCTTAGCTGGAATCTTCTCGCCCTTCTTCACACCGAGGCTCTTGCGGAGCGAACCCGGCTTCTTGATGGCTTTGGAAATATCCAACTTGCCGCCCTTGGCCATGCCCTTCGGCATTTTAGACTTCATCATCTTACCCATGCCACGGCAACTACGCATGTTAGACCATCCGACCCTTGGTCAGACCGCGCTTGGCGATACCACAACCCTTGTGGTTTACCTTGCCGCCCTTAGCCATTTTCTTGACCTTACCGCCGTACGCCATTTTCTTGGTCTTACCACCACAACCGCTCATGACTTTACCACCTTTCCGTTTCTTAACTACGCCGCGCCCCATAAGAACATCAGCTTTGGTTACCTTGCCGTCCTTGTTGAGGTCCGGAAACTTACCGCTTTTAGCCATACCGCCTTTAGCCATGCCCCTAGGCATACGCTCACGCATCTTCTTAAGGCTTTCTGCTTCCCGCTTTTGTTCGCGATTACCGCGTTCAACTGCACCCTTATCGAGTTCCTTCGACTTACGCTCCGCCTCTTTACGGTCAGCGTCGCGCTTTGCAGTGCGTTTTCTAAGGTCATCCATTTTCATGGTGACCACTGGTCCACGTTTACCCGGCATCGTTAATATCCTTACCCAAAAGTTTTTGAACAGTACGTGTTTCGTAAATACGAATTCCCGTCCATACGACGGTAAACAACGCGGCGGCAGCGGGGAGAAATTCAGCCAATGTACCTAACACCGTAGCTATAGAAAGCCCGTCCACTACGTGCTTTACTGTTTCCGAAGGATGGACCACACTCATTTTAACAATCCCAAGCTCTAAGCGATTTATTAATCCGCGAGTTTGGGTCGCGGGCGGTTTTGGCCGAAGTTAGTTTCTTCTTCATGCCCTTCATGCGTTTGCAGAAGCTCTTGCGTCGTGCCGCCGACTTGGGCGACTTTTTAGCCTGCGCCTTTTTTACCGGCGCTTTGAGGCCCGGCTTCCCCGGATTGGCACGGTTGTAGGAAGCGCGACCCTTTGCGTTGAGTCCGCCTTTAGGGTTCTTGCCCGCCTTACGTGTCCATGCCGGAGACTTAGCCATCAAACTAGTCCTTCTTCGTGATCTACCATGGGATATAGCACATCTTCGCCGAAATTACCGATATATTCTTGCACGCCCATGTGGCCTAAAGTAATTGTTGGGTCGATCCAGACTTCATAGCCTGCTTCTCTTGCGCGGTCACAGAATAGAAAGTCTTCGCCGACGTAACCCTCAGGGGTTACTTTGAAATCAAACACAGCGTTAAGCTGCTTATCTGCACGTTGATCGTAGTATCCCCACTCCGGGTGAGCGCCAACCAGATCAGTAAATACGTTGCGGTTAACCCACATGAAGGCCGTAGCCACACGCTC